GTTCTTCTGCTACGACTTTTCAAAGGTGGTTTGCTGGCGGCTCCGAACAAATGCGCCTCACCAGCACCGGGCTGGGGATTGGGACGAGTTCGCCTGCAGGTAAATTAACAGTAAAAACAGGCACAAACGAAAATCTTAGTATTGTAACTGGCGGTAGCGGTGATATGCGTTTATCCGCATTAAATGATGCCGCAAGCACAACAGTGCAACTGTCAATTCAAGCCGCACCATTGTATTTTCGTGGCACTGGTGGAGCCATAAATGCCACCCTCGATGCTGCCGGCAACCTCGGCTTGGGGGTGACGCCGAGTGCGTGGAGCACTGCGGCATCGCGCAGAGCAATTCAAATAGGCTACCTCGGGGGCGGTGCGCTGTTTACCAACGCTACTGGGAGCACTAGCTCGGCGCTTGTTCATGGTGCTTACGACAACGGCACCAACTGGATTTACGCAGCAAGCTCCGTCGGCGCTGCTAGATACGAAATGACCGGCGCAAATGCCGGTAGCGCTCACGCTTGGTATGTGTCAGCAGGCGGCACCGCAGGCAACGCGATCTCGTTTACGCAGGCGATGACGCTGGATGCGAGTGGGAATTTGGGGGTGGGGGAAACAAGCCTGACAGAACGTATTACTGCTCGGCTCGACGGAGCAGGGGCGTATTGCACTATTCAAGCAAAAAATGCCAACTCAACCGCTGTGCTTAACCTTGGTGTCGGTGGAAGTACAGTTGGAAACACGGCGCTTAGAAATAACGCATATGTAATCAACGCTGCAAACTCGGCATTGGTGTTGGGCACCAACGACACCGAACGCGCCCGCATCACCAGCGGGGGGGAGGTCTACATTGCAGGCACCACCGACCAAGGCGCGTACAACCTGCAAGTTAACGGCACTGGGGTATGGGGCGCCGGCGCTTACGTCAACGGCTCTGATGAGCGGCTTAAAGACAACATCCAAACGCTTGATGACGGGCTCTCAGTTGTCTCCCAACTGCGCCCAGTGACGTTCCAGTACAAGCCTGAGCACAGCAAGGATCAGAGCGTACAGCCCGGATTTATCGCGCAAGAACTCCAGCAGGCAATGACAGGCAAGGACTACGTTGATGGCGTGGTCATGGCGGGGCCTGAGTATCTGAACGTGGCATATCAGAATTTGATTCCGATCCTGACAAAAGCCATACAAGAACAGCAAGCCCTCATCACCGACCTCCGCGCCCGTGTTGAGGCGTTGGAAGCCTAAGCCCTAAGCATTGCGAAAACCAAACCGCATAGCACAATGAGCAACCCTTGTGATTGAGGATGTCATGGCTGAGATTGATCCCGTCAAGTTTGGTCTTCTGATCGGACAAGTGAAGACGCTTGAGGCGCAGGTCAGCGACCTGCAGAGCGATGTCAAGCAACTGCTGGAGCTTGCCAACAAGGGCAAAGGCGGGCTTTGGTTTGGCATGAGCATGGCAAGCATGGGCGGGGCGGTCTTGTCCTGGGCGGCAAGTCATTGGGGCGGCAAGTGAACTTCGACACTGCCTTTACCAAGGTGCTGGGTCACGAAGGAGATTTTTCCGACCATGCGGCTGATCCCGGCGGCAAGACCCGTTTTGGCATCACCGAACAAGTCGCTAGGCGCGTTGGCTACAAGGGCGACATGCGGGAGCTTCCGCTAGACCTCGCCAAGCAAATCTATAAGCGCGACTACTGGGATGCAGTAAAGGCTGACCAATTGCCTGCAGGGGTTCGCTATGCGGTCTTTGACGCGGCTGTGAACTCAGGCCCAACCCAAGCCACCAAATGGCTGCAGCGGGCTTTGGGCGTTGCTGATGACGGGATCATTGGGCCAATCACTCTGAGGGCGGCAAACGCCCAGAACGCGGACGCGCTGCGCATGCGCATCTTGGCGCAGCGGCTGCGGTTCATGGCGAGCCTGCCTAACTGGCCCGCCTTCAGCCGAGGCTGGTCCCGGCGCATTGCTGACTTGATGGAAGTCTGACCATGAATCCAATGATCCTTGGCCCGCTTCTGGAGGTTGGCAAGACCATTCTGGACCGTTTTGTGCCTGACCCTGCCAAGAAGGCAGAGGCCGAGATGGAACTGCTCAGGATGGCCGCAGACGGCGAACTGAAGCAGGTTGTGGCTCAGTTGGAAATCAACGCCAGAGAGGCCCAGCACGCATCGATCTTTGTGGCTGGCTGGCGCCCTGCGTTTGGATGGTGCGGTGCAGCAGGGTTTGTGTACGCCACCATCCTGCAGCCATTGCTGGCCTGGGTGGCGGCTATCAAAGGCTGGCCCGAGCCCCCGGCGCTTAACCTTGACTTGATGTGGGTTGTGATCACCGGCATGCTTGGCATCGGTGGCCTTCGCAGCATTGAGAAGGTCAAAGGCGCTGCAAGGTAATTGGGCACAAAAATGGCACAACGGTTCTGCAGCAATTCGTAAGTCCTTGATTGGAGAGGTGGCCGAGTGGTCGAAGGCGCTGGACTGGAATCGCGTCGGCCACTAAAAAATCCCAAGCAAATCAATGGGTCTTTCCCTAGACCCGTGTGCGTTTCACGCACAATGCGGCACGTTTCTGACACAAGGAAGTGACGCATGAATACCTCTTATTCTTTTCCTAAACGTAGGTCTGGTGGCCTGCCTCCCGTGAAAACGGTGACGGAGATTGCAGAGCTGTTGGGCGTGACAAAAATGCAGCTTATTGGGGCGCTTAGACAGCCGGACGCTCCGAAGGCCGCGCTTCGGAATTGCACAGTGAATGGCGGAAACCATGTTTGGTACGTGCCGAAAGAAGTTGTCACGTGGTATCGGGCTAGGCAGAACATGACACAGCCTAAAATCTAGGCATCGGAGGTACAGCCATGTCTAGCGAAGCCATCATAGACGCCTTGCGCAATCGCGCACGCAAGTTCTTCAGCTTGGACGCGCCCGCTGATGCGGACATGGCAGACACCGCTGTAGATGTCGGCGCTGGGTTTGTTCCTGGCGTTGGTACAGCACTCAGCGCGAGAGACTTTGAGCGCGCACGCCGTGAAGGTGACGCGCTTGGCATGGGCCTGTCGGCGGCTGGCATGGTGCCGGTGGTGGGCGGTGTTGCCAGAGCAGCGAACAAAGCGCGACAGACAGAGGCCATCGTTGATGCTTTGCGCAACTCAAAGAAGTTCGATCTGAGCTTGGTTGAAGACGGCAACAAGATCAGGGACTACAAGGTTGGCAGTTCAACCGTGTCTCTAGACGCAAGGCCCGACATGGTGAAGTTGTCTAGCCTGCGAACGCCGCAGGCCAAGCGTGGGCAAGGCAGCGCCAAAGAGGCAATGCGGCAGCTTGTGGAACAGGCGGATGCCGAGGGCGTCAAACTGATGCTTGACGCCTCGCCTCTGGACAAGAAAACTAGCCTCAATCGCCTTGTTGAGTTTTACAAGACGTTTGGCTTTGAGCCGACAGGTAATAGGATTAACGCGCTGGGTGATCCTGAAATGCTACGCCTGCCAAGGAAGCGCCCTGAATAAAAGGCGATGGACTTTTACGGCACAAAAATGGCACATTGTGTCCATCGCTCACACGCAAGTCATTGATTGGAGAGGTGGCCGAGAGGCTCAAGGCGCTGGACTGGAATAGAGTCCTAACCCTTTGATCTAGAAAGAAAAACCCCGGCGCTAAGGCCGGGGTGAAGATCAGAGGAGAGCGGGCATGGCTTCCCGCGTCACGATTCTGGCACAAGAATCAGAGGCTCACGGCCTCTGCCGCTGCCGCAAGATGCGACGGCGCAAACGTGACGTAACGCTCCACCATGCTGTAAGACTGCCAGCCGCCAAGCTCCTGCAGAACCTGGGCGGGCGTGCCTGCCATAGCGTGCCAAGACGCCCAAGTGTGGCGCAGGTCATGGAACCGGAAGTCTGTGATGCCTGCGCGCTCACACGCACGCTTCCACGCGGCTTCAGTGATTGTGCGCAGGCCAAAGACACTGCCGGTCAATGCCGGATTACTGCCGCCGCAATGCCGGATTTCTTCCAGCAGCGCCTTCGCGCTCGCGTTCAGCGGCACGATGATCTTGCGCTTGCCCTTGGCTTCCTCTGCAGCAACCACCACGGTGCCCGCCTCAAGGTTTACAGCCGCCCAGCGCAGGCCCAGCACGTTGGCCTTGCGCAGACCTGTCAGCAAGGCAAAGCGTACTGCAGGGCGGTAGTGTTCTGGCAGTTCGGCAATCAGCCTGTCTGCCTGCTCGCGTGTGATGAACGTCTTGCGCTCATTGTTTTCGACTTCAGCCTTGATGATTGGCGCCTTGTCGATCCACTCCCAATCGCGCTCTGCAGCCCGCAGGATGGCCCGCATGAGGGCGCGGTAGCGGTTGCGTGTGGCAGCGGCAGCGCCTGTGGTGTGGCGCTCCACAATCGAGCGCGTGACGTTGGCGAGCTTCATGCTGCCAATCTTGGGACGCAGAATCTCGATGCGCAGGCGGTCAGTCTCGATGCTGCGCTTGTGGCTTTTTTCCAACAGCCAGCGGTCAAAGGCTTCGCCCAGGGTTTTGTTGGGCTTCTCCTTCAGCACGTTGACGCGCCAGAGTTCGCCCCTGCGGATGTCATGCGCCTTCTGGGCCTCGCGCTTGTCGGACGTCTTGAGCGATTCGCGGATGCGCTGCCCGTTGATCTGGACGTCAAGCCACCAAGTATCGCCACGCAGTTTGATTGCCATCGTTGTGCCTCGTTGTTGGTTGGAACGGTGACATCATCGCATCAGCGTGAGGATTCCGCAATGCCCCACTGTGCGATAAGCGCAGCGTCTGCTCTCCCATCGTCGCGGACGCGCTTAAATAGCCCAGCCTTATCAGGCCACAACTCCATCGCCCGCTGCCTGCTGCCGCCCTTGCCGCCAGCCACGCGCATGGCCTTTGTCCAGACTGCTGGCGTCACGGTGGTGACAGGTATGCCCATGCCCGCCAGGACGCCGCGCACAAGCCCGTAGGCCTCGCCAAAGGCAAACATGGATGACACGCCCTGCCCAGGCATGGCGCTGACCTTCTCAATGAAGGCTGTGGCATAGGGCGCATAGCAGCGCAGTTCTGAGGCGATGACCTCGGGCGCCACGCGGCGCTTCATGGCCTTGCCAATCTTGACCTCGACGGTGGGCATGTCGAGCGTATCAACAAGGCCCTTGCGGACGTCAATGATGGCGATGGCGCCCGACATACCGGGGTCTATGCCCAGCACATAGTCAACGCTCATACGACCTCAGACCAATCAGTCGCAAGCATCTCCTCCCAGGTGGGCACCCAGGCAACATCGCGGTCCCGGTGCCACATATAGAAGCCTTTGTCCTTGAGCCTGATGAACGCCTCGCCCCAGTCTCTGCGGCGCACGCGCTCGCCTCGCCTCAGCGCATCAAGCGCAAGGCCGAAGTCCATCTCTCCTGTTGTTGCGTTGTACTTAGCCATGATGTCCTTTACAGATGTTGAGCGAGTTGAAAGACAGAGGTTGGGGCTTGATGCGGCAACTTCTTGGCTTGGCGCATACGCTCGCGCCATGCAGCGCATCGCTCCCTATCGCTGATGACTGGCGGCTTCTTGGCATCTCGCTTGTTGCCTAGGGCGTACACAGCCCGCAGGTACTTGCGCCCAACGCCTTCGCGTGTCCATGAATGGACGTAGATTTGTTTGGTCACCACGCCGATTCTCATCTTGCTGATGGCTGACCCTACGTTGCAGTAAGGCACGCCAGGGAAGAACAGGGCGACCTCATGCATTGTCAGCGGGCCGCATTCGCGCAGGACGCTGCGGATGTTTTCGTAGCTGAGTTTCATGTGATCCCATGCGCCCGCTCGACGTTGCGCACCGCATTCGTCCAGTGCTGACCCTTGATGGTGATCCCAGCTTCCTTGAAGCACTGCTGTATCTCCTCCTCCGTCAGCGGCTTGCGCTGGGGTGGGGCGGTGAGATGGATTTGCACAACCCTACGCGCAGCCTCGTACCCCTCATGCCATTGAGTCTCAGGCTCGCCGTCATCTTGGTTTGCCCACTTGTGCAGCCAATCCAGCGCCACCGGCTTAGGCTTGCGCTGGGGTGGGGCGGGGTAGAGGGGTGTCTCGTGCCACATCTCACGATCAAATCCGTCATCGTTCCAGACAACCTCTACATCACCTGACTGCACATTGGTCATCAATGACGCCACCGGCTCATGCACCGGCTCTGCTTGGGTCACCCTCCCGCACACTCGGCACTTGACTGCGGCGTACAGTGGCTGGTTGCAGTGATCACAGCCCTCCTGCACCGGCTCTGCCAGCGCGGCGCGTAGGGCATGCATTGCCAATTCACCACGGCTTTCCCATTGGTTTTCGCTGACCTGCTTCAGCGTGTGTTGTCCATATTCCAACGCCTCTAGCGCCTGCTGGGCGGCGGTTCGTAGGTTGGTCATGGCTTAAACGCCTGCAGCGCCTGCAGAGTCTTGGTCACGCGGGCTTTGCGCTCGCGCACAACAGGTAGATCGCGCTTGGTTGGCACTGCGTCCAAGTCATCGCTTGGCATGTCAGGCCACGGGTCTACAACCTTGGCAGTTGAGAATGCCGCCTTCATCGGCGCCACATCCTCAATCAGTGAGCCAGGGCAGCGGTGCAGCTCGGCACTGCTGAAGCGTGGCGCAGGGCCGGGGCCGTTGCTGAACTCGACGCCTGATGTCTTGTGCTTGTAGACCACATAGTCATTGCCGCCGTCTTGCGGCTCGGCATATGGCACAAGCGCAGGAATCATTAGGTGTTCATCGCAGCCCTGACGTTGCTTTGCTTCCGGCAATGGCTTGAGGAAGTTATCGCAATGCCATCCAGCATTCTCAACAGGCGTGGCATGGCAACATGTGCGGCAGTTGGCCTCGGCTGCTGTGTCGCCGTGACAGACAGGGTGGAAGTTGCAGAACTTGCATTGCCAATTCGTTGGGTCATTGCTGATGCGTGGCGGGGGCTCTACGGCGCCAGTCAGGCGCTCTGCCTTTGCAAGCATCTCATCAGCCGCTTGTGGCTCCGCGTGTACCCACTCGGTGTAAAGCTCAGATGTGTTCTTGTTCTCTGCAACGTACAGAGCGCGGTCAAGCTCCATCAAGCGGCAGTAAATTTGGAACTGATACCAATGGATTGGCTTTGCCGCCTTGACGCCCTTCTCGGTAAGCTCTTTGAATGACTTGTCGTTGTGTGTTTTCACCTCGACAACGCATGGCGTCTTTGGTGCTTCTGGTACACCCATTGCCACGGCGTCCAGGCTCCCGCCGAAGTGCCCATTGCACGCGCTGACGCGCCACTGTGAACCCGTCTGGTTGTCAACGTCCCAGACCTCAATGCCTGCGGCACGCATTTCCGCAAAGATGCGGTCTTCAGCTTTCTTGCCGTACTCAAAGAGGCGAAGGATGCGGCCATCAAAGCTAGGCTTAAGAGCCCAACGCCAAGTTAGCCAGACCTTCCTGCTGCACTCATCCCCAATGAGGGACGCGCCCATATGTGGCCTGTGTTCCTGTTGCTGTGAGCCATACCATTTGATGATGGCCTGCGCAGTTGTGTGCTGAGACGTAGGAATCTGTGTCATGCGGCAACCCTCACAGTAGGCGGGCGCAGAATGCCATGTGACCTGATGCGACCTCGCGCCGCTGCCTGACGCATGTTGTCAGTCTGAGTTCCCAAGGTGATGTGATTTGGATTCACGCAACTTGGCGTATCGCAGGCGTGCAAAGCAAACAAGCCATCTGGTATTGGCCCAACATTGACCTCGTATGAAGCGCGATGCGCCAACATGCGTTTACCGTTGACCATGAGCATTCCATAGCCCATGTTGTTCAATGCGCCAGTCCACAACCAGCAGCCGCAGATTGGGACATAGGACGTATGAGCTTCCACGCGCACTGACAACGGAGCGCCGCGCATATGTCGGCCATTGCCTCTCACGGTTCCAGGCTTAGGCCCAGGCTTCCTTCTTGTCGTTTCCATAGTTGTCTTTCGTTAGGTGAGCGGCCCCCGCGCAACCGGGGGCTATTGATGTCAGGAACTACTTCCACAGTGGTGTCCACCCTGCCATCTCACTGGGCATCCAGCCGCTCGCATTGATTAACGCGCCCAGGGCCTTGCGCCAGCAGGCGCTGCAGGCTTTGCAGGGGCGGGCTTGGGCGCTGGAGCTGCAGCCTGACCGTAGCTCATCACGCGATTGCGAGTCGGGTCTTTGCGGTCAATCTCGACGCCGATGACAAACGGGATGTCGTGCAACTGCTCGGTGTCCGTCAGGTCATCAACACCCACGGCCATGCACAGAGCGCCCAGTGCTGCCTTGGCAATGTCCTCTGCAGTCTTGTTCGGGTTGTTGACGTTCAGTCGCTCCCAGATTCGGCGCCCGGTGTATTCGCCATCGACAATCTGCATCTCAAGTTCGATGTACTCGCCCGTGCCTGCTTTGGTGGCTTTAATGTCGGACTGCGCGATGATGACCTCGTAAGAGCCAGGAGGCAGAGGGCCGCGCTGCGGTGCGGAGGGCTGGGGGGCAGAAGATGCGTTGAAAGAGAACTGTGCCATCGTTGTGGTTCCTTCAGTTAGTGATTAGGCGATTGCCTTGGAGAACGCTTCCCAGGACATGGGCAGCGATTCGGGAAGTCCGTAGCGGTTCTTCGCCATGTAGGCAGGGCGCTCGGACGTAAACAGCAGACGCTCTCCCGTGCTAATGCCACGGTTGGACGTCTTGTTAAAACCAACGTCATCCTTTTTAACGATGGTCTTGTAGTTCGCAAACATGACGGCATCAACCCACTCGCGCAGGATGGCGTTTGACCGCTCTTGCAGCTTGGGCTGATACCTGTCGTATGGCTCGACCTCGGGCGAGTCAAACCGCTTGATCTGGCAGTGAGCAATCAGGATGACAACCATGCCCTTGTCGTTGCGCAGGGCGTTCAGTCCTGACAACACTTCGCGCCAGCGTTCGGCCACGATCATTGCGCCCTTGCCGTATGCCAAGTCTTTGGCATCGTGCGTGGACTCGACGTCAGACCAGATCAGGTTGTCCAGCCAGTCAACGCTGTCCAGCACGACAGTTCCAAAGTCATGCTGATCAGTGACAAGCGATGTGATCGCGTCAAGGACGTCAGATGCCTTGGTGGCAAGCGGGAAGTGATCAACCTGCAACGAACCTAGACCGTCTTCTGTGCAGATAAAGATGGGATTAGGCGCATTTGCTGCAAACGTTGTCTTGCCGATGCCCTCGACGCCATACAGCATGATGCGTGGCGCTGAAAGGGCTGTGTTCTTCTTGATGCTTTTAAGGTTGAATGCCATTACGCTCTCCGATAGGTGCGCGTCAGCCTCGCGTGTGCTTGCGGGCGTGCGCTGGTTGTGAATCCAATGGGTGTG